TGGAGTGTAACGGAGCTTGGTGCTTGAAGCTTGTTGCTTGAGGCCCGGACCAGGCGAACGCGTTTTACACTCCGTCGAGTTTTTACCGCTAATTGCCTGATCCAGTTTATCCGGATCATGGCGCACGCTTTGCTGTGTGGGCGTCCCCGTAGCTTCGCTAATGGCCTGATCCGTATTGCGCGCTGGCGGTCTTATGCTCAATTGAGCGGCCCTCGCAGCAGCACGCAAATTCTTATAATATTTAGGGTGTTTAAATTCAAACATTAGTGTTTACCGTATGATATATTTTTTATTTCTTTATTCCAGCATTTTCTACAATCTAAGCATTGATTGCCCTGCTGTGCGCTTGGACAATTGGCGCCGGCTGAGACAACTGTTGACGTGTTGGCCCAGCCTCCAGCCGCCGCTTGGTCAATCATCGGCATGCTAAATCTTATAATTAAATTATCTGGCGCTCTTGATACGTGATCCTTGATCCATGCTTCACGTGTTGGCAACCAGTGACGCTTTGAAGGCGTCAACCTGCATACTTCATAAATTTTATTTAAATGATCCAGATCCTGGACATCGCCTGAATCGTGCCATCTAAAGACATCGGGCTTTTTAGAATTTATTAAATGCGCCATAGCTTCAACCCATTGTGAAGAGCTTACAGCTGCCAGTCTCCGGTACTGAGCGTCTTGTACAAC